GCCATGGTCGACGCGGGCGCGGAAGCCGGCGTGCTACACAAGCACGAATTGCATTTGATCGAAAACGTGTTCGAGCTGGACTCGAAACCGATCACGGCCATCATGACGCAGCGCGACGACGTGGTGTTCCTCACGCTCGACGAGCCCGCCGACAGCGTGCGCCGCAAGCTGGTCAAGCAGCCGCACGCGCAGTACCCGGTGTGCGGAAAAGGCGTCGACGACGTGCTGGGCTACATCGATTCGAAGGACATCCTGCAACTGATGCTTGCCGACGATTCCGGCGTGGCGCTCGACAGTCTGTCCAAACACTACGACAAGAACGTGCTGGTGATACCGGACACGCTGACGCTGTCCGAATCGCTCACGCGATTTCGCGAGATGCACGAGAGCTTTGCCGTGGTGATGAACGAATACGGCCTCGTGGTGGGCGTCGTCACGCTGGACGATATCGTGGGCGCGCTGATGGGCGACATCCTGTATTCGGCCGAGGATGAGCAGATCGTCCGCCGCGATGCCACGTCATGGCTGGTAGACGGCCTTACGCCGCTGGTCGACCTAAAAAAGGCGCTCGATCTGGACAGCCTGCCCGGCGACGACTATGTCGACACCGCGGCCGGGCTCGTCATCTATGCGCTGAAGCGGATTCCAAAGAAGTCGGAATCGATCACGGTCGGCGGCTTCCGTTTCGAAGTGCTCGACATCGACCACCACAAGATCGATCAGCTGCTGGTGTCCCGCATCTCCGCCGCGGCGCCGCAAGGCTCCAGCACGCCCGACAGCGAGGCGCCACGATCCTGACGATTGGCGGCATCCCGATGGGGCTCGGCATGGATGCGAGGAACGGCCTGTCGACGCACCGAATGCACCGAGCCCCGCACGTCCCTCTGAACGATGCCCCGAAAAACAAAACCGAGGCGTGCTTGTCGCGGTTCGTCGGTCTGTGAATATCGATCGGTGAACGGTGATCCGTGAAGGTGCCGCAGAAAAACAAAACCGACGCGTGCTTTCGCAGGCGTCGGCTCTAGATTTACTACGCTGTTTTTGTCTGCTGGTGGTCGAATCAATCAGCAGCTTTTTGTTTGGCGGAGAGGGTCCATTTCGAGCCCCTTGCGCTTCGCTTCTTCCTCTACCAGTAGGGCGAACACTTCCCCCGGCTCCATGCCTGCTTCCTCCGCGATCTTCCATGCTGTGTGGTAGTCGGGCAGGCGATCCTTGGTGTACCGATCAAGGGTTTTCTGTGGCATCCCCCAATCCTTTGCAGCCCGGTTCACGCTTCGCCCCTTGAGGGCTTTGGCTATCAATTCTTGGTAGCTCATCAGAAACTCCTATTTTCAAATTTAAGACCGTTTGAACTAATATGCGTCTGTTAGTTCATTCGGTCTTAGCCCGTTTGTGCTGATAGCCGAAGTGTAGGGCGTAAACAACGCCGCGTAAACCGAGGCCCGGTGGGTCCGGGTGTCCAAATGTAACGAGGGGAAATCATGAAATTCAAAGCTCAATTGTTCGTTGTGAATTCCACGCCGTGGTCGTTCGATGGCAAGTCTGGCGTCAAGCACGTAGCGCAAATGCTTATCACGTCCGCGCATCAGGACGACAACGGCAACACCGTCGAGGAAACCTTCGTCGCCCGACTGAAGGTGCCTGAGAGCATGAAAGACACACCGGCAGGGGAATACCTGACCGAGTTGCGTCCTTTCGCTGACGCGAATGGCAACCTCGATTTCAAGGTCGTGAGGCTGGTCCCGTTTGGTCGGCCAGCGGCAACTGGCAAGACCGGCGCCGGGGCTACTGCTCAGGCCGCGTAAGTTCCCCTCCTGCTCGGAGACACAAAGGGCTGACAGGCCGGAAAGACGGCCAATTTTTCGTTTACGGGCCGTTGCGGAGGATGACCGATGTATCGCGAATGCATGGACTGTTTTACGCAGGATGACGAGGCACGTTTCCTCGATTCCGCTGCGGTCTGTTTCGTCTGCCCGGTCTGCGGTTCGCGCTGGACGCTTGGCGTGTCTGAGCATCCTGAGCTGCGTGGCGAGGTCGAATGATGCGCTGGCTCCTGTCCTTCTTCTCTGAGCGTGTGGCCGTCGAGAAAGATCGCCGCGCGCATTCTCGGGCGCTGTACGCGAAGTACAGAGCTGCTCTTCTCAAGGTGTAGCAATGGCATACAGCGCTGCTGAGTTGGAATCGATGATTTCCGCGTTGGAACACCGTATTTCAGAGTACGAGGAAATGGTCGAGCACCTTCGGGGCCGTCGCGATGAGTTGACTGCGGAGCTTGCAGACGCCCTCCTCGGTCCCGTCGACAACAGCGGCGTTGATGTTGGTGAGCAGGAGTTGCCGGAGTACGACTATGAAGAGGTTCGTGAGTCGTACGTGGATGCTGGCGGCGAGTTCGAAGAGGGCGCGCCGTTGGATCAGGAATTGTGGGATGGGGTTGTTCACGACTGGTATCTCGAAGAGATGCATTCGTATGTAGAAAACGGGGGCTGATTTCCACTGCCTGGGCGATCGTGAACAGTCGCTCAGGTTTTTTTTAACCTCTCTAAAGGGAGAAATCATGTTCAAGATCACGAAACAGAAGCTGGCCTTTCTGGCCGCGCCGCTGACGCTCGCCGCTGGTAATGCCATGGCTGACGTTCCGACCGAAGTCTCGACCGCTCTTGCCGCTGCCAAGACGGATGGCGTTACTGTCGCCAGTGCTGTTCTGGTGGCAATCGTTGCCATCTTCGCATTCAAGCTGATGCGTCGGGGCCTGTGATGGCGGATGGGGCATTGGTGGGTAGCGTTTGCTACCTGAGCCAAGACGCTGCGGCTGATGCGTATTACAGCGCGGTGGCCCCGTCGCAGACTCCGGGGGGTACTTCGTACCTCTCGGAGTTCGTCAAGGTGTCTGGTGTGTGGAAAGTGCGTCGTTATCAGATTTCCAGCGCTGGCGATGTTGCGATGCTCAGTGATGCGACAGCGCCATCTATTCAGTTTCCTGTTTGTGACCCGGCTGGAAGCTTCAAAGATGGCATGACCGTTGGTTGGGGTGTTGTCGCTGCGATGATTGCCGCGTGGGGCGTGGTGTCTCTCAGAAGGGGGTTGTAATGCTCGCTACTGATTTCTGGCTTTGGGCTGGATTCTTGCTGCCGGTGATGCCGGCAGTTGTCGTTTTTATGGTGTCGCGATGATCGGGCGCGCGCTGGTGCTGTACGTTCTGTTGGTTGCCGGCACGCTGTTTTGGTGTCGAGTTGAAGCTGCTGCCGTTCCTCTTAACGTGGGTGCTGGCGTTGCGCGCTCTGCTGCGTCTACAACGTCGTACGTGACCACTGCTGAAGCGGCTTGGTCTGGTGCTGCGTTCAATTCCGGCATGACCACTTCTATCGGTGGCCGCGCCGTGACTGTTCCTGCAACATGGCGGCTTGCTTCTAACGCAGGCCAGTTTGCCGTTACCGCTTTGCGTACCAATCCATGGGGCGCTGCCGCCGCCGCTGCGGTGTCGATTCTGCTGCCCTATGGCATTCAGAAGTGTGTCAACGGTGATTTCGGAAACTGGTGCATTCCGTCAACGCAGGAGCAAGCGCCTAACGGCAAGCCATATCCCAATACTGGTAACTGGCGTACCAATCAGGCCTATCCAAGTGCCGATATGGCAAGCAGTTGTCAAGCATTTGCTGACGGATACAACAGCACGCATACCACTGAGCGATATCAGTATCGGAGCGCGACGCTGGTATCGACCGGTATTGGATCTTGCAATCTGTCTCGCTATCGGTTGCCTGCCAATACTTACGTTGATGACATCACCTACGGCATGTCTCAGGTCAATGGCTGCGTGACGGGGCACACGCTGAAAGACGGCATGTGCTATCCGCCTGGATATGTTCCGGGCGGTTCCGAGCGCGCTGCGACGGATTCAGACTGGTCAAAGGTTCCGCCCAATACGTTGACGGCCAGTGATGTGTTGCTCAACGGTCTTGGGCGTGATGGCGCGTTCATCGACATCAAGCCGGAGTTCGCTACCAGTCCGCAGGTAGTGCCTCTATCTGATCCGTACATTGATCCAGTGACCGGCAAGCGCTTTCGTGACATCGCCACTGTGCAGCCGAATCCTGACGGAAAAACCGCAGAAGTGCAGACCGCCAAACAGGAAGTCGATTCGCAAGGCAATCCAGCTAAGGATGCCTCTGGCGCTGAGGCTGCACCACAGAAGCAAGACGATCCGTGCGTGGGGCACGAGACTCGCCTCGGCTGCATGACGGCGGGCGATGTTCCTGAGGGGCCGGATCTGACCAAAGATGAGCGCCGTATCACCATTACGCCCGACAACGGTTGGGGGCCGGATACTTTGGCCTGTCCCGCTGACATTGTTATGCCACTTCATGGCGGCGCGGGCGTGGTTGCTTACTCGTTTAAGGCGCAGTGCGATTTCGCTGATGGTGTCCGCGCGCCTGTCATTGCGATGGCGTGGGTTGCTGCCGTTCTCATTGCGCTCGGCGTTGGTTCCAAAGGGGGTGAGTGATGACCAATCTTGCTGGCTTGTTGATTGCGTTGGTAGGTCCGCTGGCGAAGCAGGCATTGGTCGCTCTTGGCATTGGGTTGATCACGTATGTCGGATTGGATGCGGCCGTTACTTCTGCGCTCTCGGCTGCGAAGTCGAGCCTTGGTCAGTTGCCAGCCGCTGCGATGGCCATCTGTGCGCGCGGAGGAATGTTCACTGCGTTCTCTATCGTTGCTGGTGGCATCACTGCGCGGATGTCGATGATGATCGTTAAGCGCCTTGGGAGAGTTGTATGAGTGCGACTCACCCGATTACGTTGATTACTGCGACGCCTGGCGGTGGCAAGACGGCGTTGGCTGTGTCGATGATGGCCGAAGCCATTGCGGCGGGCCGTCCGGTATTTCAGTTGGGCGTGCCGGAGTTGAAGCTGCCCTATATCCCTACCCCACCTGTGGCTGAGTGGACAGAGTCGCGCATCGATCCAGAGGATCCTGACAAGAATGAGTTGCCCTACTTCACGTTTCCTGAGAATGCGCTGATTGTCATTGATGAGGCACAGCGCATTTTTCGCGTTCGCGCTCCATCGTCCAAGGTCCCGGACCATGTTGCAGCGTTTGAGACCGTTCGCCATACCGGCGTGACGTTTCTGTTGATGACGCAGAATCCGACGTTTCTTGATACGCATATCCGCAAGCTCGTCGGGAGACATATTCATCTGCGCGATGTCGGGCTCCTTGGGCGGTGGTATTACGAGTGGCCTGAATGCGGCGAGCCGGATCGCTATGCGACTGCGCCCATCAAGAAGAAATGGGCCTTGCCGAAGTCCAGTTTTGGGCTCTATAAGTCGGCGAGCTTGCATATCAAGCGCAAGTACTCGTTGCCGCCTGCGATGCTCCTTTTCGGCGTCTGTATCTTGCTGTTCGCGTTCCTGATCTGGCGCGGCTATGGTGTCGTTACCGCTAAGACGTCTGTGCAGGCAAACTCTTCTGCATCTGAGTCCGCTAACGCCGTTCCATCTGTTCCTGTCTCGTCTGCTTCTGCTGCTCAGGCGGTCCGCCCTTCTGTTTCTTCGCTCGATGGTGGTGAGTATCTTGCGGCCTTTGTTCCTGTCCTTTCTGGCCATCCCGAATCTGCACCTGCGTATGTCGAGTTACGCCAGGTCAAGTCGATGCCGATAGTTGTCGGTGGCGCTTGTACTAAGACGCGTTGCAAGTGCTACAACCAGCAGGGAAGAGATGCCGGTCTCGATGACATGCAGTGTCGCGATTGGTTGAAGAGCCCGCCCTTCGATCCCTACCGCGATCCTGTGGCGTCGCCTGTAGAGGCTGCATCGCCTTCTGATTCAGGAGCGGTGCGCGCGTCTGGGCAACCGCGGGACACCGGCGTCTAGCGTGAGGAGTGTCTGCGCCCTTGCAGGACCGCGTATTGCATTAGGCCGTGGCAACCCTCCGGGCGGTTGTCGAGCGGCTCAGCGAGGCTCGCGAGACCGAGTAGCGGGTCTGGCTTATGGCGCTGATCGTCAGGCGCAGGTCCGGTCGCCTGCCCTCCCTCTCTGCAAGCTCGATGCGAGCTTCGATAGTCGTGGCGGCGTCTGTGCTGGCCCTATGCGCGGACTGATCGACCGAGGCGGCCGCCACGCGGCCGCGCGGGCGAGCGGGGCGAGCGAAGCGAGCCCTACTTGTATCAGTAACACTTAAGAAATAGCAGCACGCGGCGGCGTAACGCAGGGCAAAGAAAAAGCCCGGCAACGACGGCAATCGTTCCGGGCAGTGATCCATAACTCAACCTTGATAGAGACTTGCTATGGACAACGCAATGGTAGGCGATGAGCGCCCGGTTGGAAAGGTGTATTCGGAGGGTATCGCGGTCCGTGCGCGGTATTTTGCCAACGGGCAGGTGGAGATCAACGGCTTCCCCACTACCGCATGGCACAGAATCAATGATGCGCGGCTGCGAGCGCATGAGCTCAAGACGGTTCGAGGCGAGTCGGAGCATCGTGAACGCAACGAGGAAATCTCGGTTCGTCGCGCCACGCAGCAGATTCGCGTTCGCTGTAAGCAGGTCGGTGCGAATCAAATGATCACGCTGAATTTCCGCAAGAACATTACGGAAATGGATGAGGCGTATCCCTACTTCAAAGAGTTTTTTCGGCGCATGCGCTTGCATGGCGAGTTCCACTATGTTGCCGTGCCTGAGCGGCAGAAGCGTGGCGCATGGCATCTGCACGTCGCCTGTCAGGGGCGAGTCGCAAAGATGCTGATTATCAAGGTCTGGATGCGCGTTGTTGGGTTCGTTGACGGTAAATCGCAAGGCTATTGTTTCGTGACGAATCCGGGGCGTTCAGACTCGCAGCGTCACAACGGCAAGCGGTGGGAATCGCATCGCCTCGCTGCCTATATTTCGAAGTACATCAGTAAAGACGTATCCGGGCGCGATCTCAACGACAAGCGCTATTGGACGTCGCGGGGTATCGTTGTTCCGGAACGGCAGACGTGGGGTACATGGGTAGATTGTCCGTCGATGTATGACGCGACTCTGCCCGTCTTGCAGTACTTGCAAGGTGTGGCAGGTCTTGACGATTTGGTCGCACATATCAGTGCAAAGAACGGCTCGTTCTGGTTTGCAACAGGTCCGAGATTCTTTGGCCCTCTACCGTGCATGGATGATTAGCCCTCGCGATCACTTCCGATTTCCATGTCTTCCCTCTTAATGCGGCTAGCACTTGTTACGGTACATTTGATCTCGAAGCATTCGATGTTGCTGTTTGAGATAATCGAGCGTTTGCGGGCTGTTCGGTTGCCGCATAGCTGCTTCGATTGAGCGCGCCTGATCCGATAGCGATGTGCATAGCCATGCGTTGTTTGCGCTTAGCTGTGCGGGCTGTATTTGCGTCTGTGCAACTTGAGGGGAATACTGGTTGTTGTCGCGGTCTCGGTTCTTGAGAAATTCGTTTTCCTGCTGCCGGACGTTTTCTGATTTGCCGATGGTCGATACTGTGCCCGTGTCTTGGCTTACGCCGTATGAATAGCCTGCGGGGCAGTTTCGGGCGTCCGTGTAGAGCGTTTTCTTGCCGTTGATGCACTTCATGGCTAGGGCGTTGCTACTGGCACAGACAAGTGTCACAGCTATCACGATGCGAAGCATTGGAACCCCTTGTTATTTTTGGTAAACCTACCATACCGGGGCGACGGGGTTCCTTTTCCGGACTTTATGCTGCGTCGAGTAGACTCGGTTGAGTGCGTTCGTTGTGGCGCTTAATTGCACGTTTGATGCTGGATATGTGCGTACCGAATTGACGCGCCAGGGCGGACTTTGTGTGCTTGCCTGTGAACCATAAGCGCATGGCCTCCGCTTCATCTGCTGGGCTCATTGCAGTAGGTCGGCCCATTTTTACACCGCGTCGCGCGGCCGCAGCCATGCCTACTCGCGTGCGCTCTCGAATGAGTTCTCGTTCGAATTCCGCGAACGCCCCAACGATTTGGAAGATCATCCTTCCTGCAGGAGATCGAGTGTCTATGTGCTCGGTGAGGCTGCGGAATTGTGCTCCTGCTTGTTCAATGCGCTCGATGATGATGAGCAGGTCTTTCAGTGATCGTGCGATGCGGTCGAGCTTGTAGACCACTACCGTGTCACCCTGGCCGATGGTGCCTAGCATCTGCTCTAGCACTGGACGCTTCGATGCGCTGCCGCCTGACCGCTTCTCGGAAAAAATAAAACCGACGCCTGCTTCTCGCAGTGCGTCGGTTTGGGCGTGTGTCTCTTGTTCCTGCGTACTAACTCGTGCGTATCCGACTAACATGCTGCTTCAAACGTTGTTGTTGTTGGAAGCAGTCTTTGTCGGGCATCAGTAAGTAGGTCGCGTACCCCGCTTAGGATGGGCGTCGCAGAAAAACAAAACCGACGCGTGCTTTCGCAGACGTCGGCTCTAGATTTACTACTCTGTTTTTGTCTGCTGGTGGTCGAATCAATCAGCAGCTTTTTGTTATGGCGGAGAGGGTGGGATTCGAACCCACGGTACCGTTGCCGGTACGCCTGATTTCGAGTCAGGTACATTCGACCACTCTGCCACCTCTCCGGTAACTTGGTCGTCGCGTTGGCGGCGAAACCAAGATTATAGGGACATTGCCATGCCGAGCGCAAGTCCCTGCGCAACAATTTTTATGCTTCCGGTTCCAGGCGGGTGACGCCGCCCATGTACGGCTGCAGCGCCTTGGGCACGTTGAGCGATCCGTCGGCGTTCTGGTAGTTTTCCAGGATCGCCACCAGCGTGCGGCCCACCGCCAGTCCGGAGCCGTTCAGCGTGTGCACCAGTTCCGGCTTGCCTTGTCCGGCACGCGAGCGCGCCTGCATGCGACGCGCCTGAAAATCGCCCATGTTGGAGCACGAGCTGATTTCGCGGTAAGTGTTCTGCGCCGGAATCCACACTTCGATGTCGTAGGTCTTGGTGCTGCCAAAGCCCATGTCGCCGGTGCACAGCACCACTGTGCGGAACGGCAACTCGAGCTTTTTCAGGATGGCTTCGGCGTGGCCAGTCATCTGCTCCAGCGCGTCCATCGACTGATCGGCGGGCACCACCTGCACCATCTCGACCTTGTCGAACTGATGCTGGCGAATCATGCCGCGCGTGTCTTTGCCGTACGACCCGGCCTCCGAGCGGAAACACGGCGTATGCGCAACGAAGCGCAGCGGCAGTTTGTCGGCCGAGACGATCGCATCGCGGACGATATTGGTCAGCGGCACTTCGGCCGTCGGAATCAGGTAGAAATTCTCGATGGCGTCCTGGCCGTCCTCGCCGCCAACCTTGCGCGGCACCTTGAACAGATCGTCCTCGAATTTGGGCAGTTGTCCCGTGCCGCGCATCGATGCCGCGTTTACGATGTACGGCACGTACATCTCGGTATAGCCGTGCTCCAGTGTGTGCGTGTCCACCATCAACTGGACCAGCGCGCGATGCATGCGCGCCACGCCTCCACGCAGGAAGGCAAAGCGCGAGCCAGTCACCTTCGAGGCGGTCTCGAAGTCGAGGCCGAGTTTTGCGCCGACGTCGACGTGATCCTTGACTTCGAAATCGAAGCTGCGCGGCGTACCGATGCGACGCACTTCGACGTTCTGGGTTTCGTCCTTGCCCACCGGCACGCTGTCGTGCGGCAGATTGGGAATCGACATCATCGCGTCAGCGATCTGGTCCTGGATTTCCGCCAGGCGCACGGCGGACGCCTTCAGCGTGTCGCCAATGCCAGCCACCTCGGCCATGGGCGCCGAGGCGTCTTCGCCCTTGCCCTTGAGCATGCCGATCTGCTTGGACAGCGTGTTGCGGCGGGCCTGCAGGTCCTCGGTCTGCGTCTGCAGTTGCTTGCGTTCGGCCTCGAGGGCCTGGAACGTCGCCACGTCAAGTTGGAATCCGCGCGTGGCGAGGCGTTGGGCCACGGCGTCGATGTCTTTGCGGAGCAGCTGGATGTCGAGCATGTTGCAATCGGTGTGCATTACCGGCGACATGCCGGCGAACGCGACATTTTACTGCACCGGCATCACCGCACGGTGCCGAATCTGCCCCGATTTCGGCGGCTTTTCCGCCGATCGGGCCGATTTGTCTCAGCTCTGGTCGCCCTTGGGGCCCCTGTCGGACTTTGCCGCCGGCTTGTCGCGCTCGTTGTGCGCACGATGCCACGCGTCGTCGAGATCGCGCAGATGCCTGAGCTTGTCGCCGATCTTGCCCTCCAGGCCCCGCGGCGTGGGCTGGTACCAGTCCTGCCGTCGCAGATCATCGGGCAGATAGTGTTCGCCAGCGGCATAGGCCTCGGGTTCATCGTGCGCATAGCGATACGCATGTCCGTAGCCCAGTTCCTTCATCAGCCGGGTGGGCGCATTGCGCAAATGCACTGGGACGGCACGCGACTTGTCCTTCGCGACGAAAGCGCGCGCGGCGTTGTACGCGTTGTAGCCGGCGTTGGACTTCGGCGCCACCGCCAGATAGATCAGCGCCTGCGCCAGCGCCAGTTCGCCTTCGGGCGAGCCCAGGCGCTCGTACGTTTCCGCGGCGTCCAGCGTGATACGTGCGGCGCGGGGATCGGCCAGGCCGATATCTTCCCAGGCCATCCGCACGATGCGGCGCGCCAGATAGCGCGGATCTGCGCCGCCGTCGAGCATGCGGCAGAACCAGTAGAGCGCGCCATCGGGATCGGATCCGCGCACCGACTTGTGCAACGCGCTGATCTGGTCGTAGAACGCATCGCCGCCCTTGTCGAAACGGCGCAGGTTTTCCGACAACGCGCTGCCGAGTAACGCGGTATCGATTGCCTGCGCCCCGGCATTGCGCGCGGCGCGCACCACGATCTCGATGTTGTTCAGCAGCTTGCGACCGTCGCCGTCGGCCGAACCAACGATCAGGCCCATCGCCTCGTCGTCCCACGTCACGCCGCCAAGTTCCTGGCTGGCGCGCAGCACGAGCTGTTTCAGTTCGCTGTCGTCCAGGCTCTTGAGCACGTAGACCGCCGCGCGTGACAGCAATGCACCGTTGACTTCGAACGAGGGGTTTTCGGTGGTCGCGCCAATAAAGACGAACAGGCCGCTTTCGACGTGCGGCAGGAAGGCATCCTGCTGACTCTTGTTGAAGCGATGCACCTCGTCCACGAACACCAGCGTGCGGCGGCCATGGGCGCGGAATTGCTCGGCGCGCTCGACGGCTTCGCGGATATCCTTGACGCCCGACAGCACTGCGGACAGCGCAATGAATTCCGCGTCGAAGGCATCGGCCATCAGGCGCGCCAGCGTGGTCTTTCCCACGCCTGGCGGGCCCCACAGAATCATTGAATGCGGCTCGCCCGACTCGAACGCCACGCGCAGCGGTTTGCCGGCGCCCAGCAAGTGCTGCTGGCCAATCACCTCGTCAATATTGCGCGGGCGCAGGCGTTCCGCGAGCGGCTGCCGGGAACGGTCAGGGGAGTCGGAGAACAGCGAATCCGCCACGATGCAAAAACCTTTCGATTGACACGGCCGCCAGCGTGGCGGCGCAACGCCACAGTGTAGACGATCCTGCCCGGGCGAATTTTTGTGGCGCGCCCTAAAGTCCGATCCGGCGATGCCGATAACACCCAATGGCCAGCGCCCCAAGCGGCGCGGCAAGCTGGGCGCCGGCATGGGACCGGCGACTATCGCGGGGCAATATTTTCGATACTCGGGGATTTGTATGCTGCGTTACCGCATGCTGATGTTCAAGGTGAACCGGCTGGCGAACAAGAACAAGCTCAACGGCGTGGAAGAGATTTCGCTGGCGGGCCAGTTCACCGAGCTGATCGCATCGCAGGAAGACGCCGACCGCGTCATTACCGACCTGTTCGACCATGAAAACGCCCATGTGCGGCGCGTCGGGCTGTCCGCGATTCGCCGCACGCGCCGCTTTGGTGGGCGCCTGCTACTGCCGGCGCTGCTACGACGCATGATCGATGCCGAAGGCTGGATTCGTCACGACGCCGTGTGGATCCTGCAGGAAGCGTCCCTCGATGGCGCCGAACTGCGCGCCGCGCTGCGGCGCGTGGCTGGCAATGTCCGCCTGCCCCAGGACGCTGTGCGCGCCAAGCAGAATCCCGCCGACGGTCATCTGCATGCCGCAGTGCGGGCGCGCCAGTATCTCGACGTGCTGATCGCGAAGTCGGCGGCCGCTCACAATGCGGCGCTGGCCGCGGGCGGCGGTTTGCCCGGCGCGACGGATGGCAAGCCGTATGCCCAGGATTCGGTCGGACATATCGGTGCGGTGCATCGCCAATTGCAGCGCAAAATCGCCGGGCGCAAGCTCAAGAGCAGCACGAAGCTCACCTTCCGCAAGGTAGAGTCGCGCTACGCTGAAAACGACAACCGCCGCTTCCTGCTCTGA